TCTCGAATTTCTCTAGAACTGTTCCTGCTTGGCCTGAGAATGAACCATCTTCGTCTATTACAATAATATGGACCTGGTCATTTGACCCGCCCTTTGCTAATACTGTACTTGATGAAAGTGGTGCTCTATCAAATTGTGTTTTGTATGTCCAATCTGTGGCTAATGCCGCTGTAGCTGTTGCTGAAGAACCGTCTCCTCCAATAGTAACTGTTGGGGCTGATGTATAACCATTACCTGGATTAGTAATAGTAATAGCAGTTACAGCACCACCTGAAACAGTTGCTGTACCAGTAGCAGTTACTCCGCCTGCTGGTGCTGCTGCAAATGTTACAGTTGCGCTTGTATAACCAGATCCGCCTGCAGTAATAGTAGTTGAAGCAACAGAGTTACTATCAAACGTACTAGAGTCTGCAAATGAAACTTTAAGTGAATTACCTAAAGTTCCAGGGTATCTAGCTACCCACATACCATTAGAACCTGAACCAGTTGAATGGTTTAGGTCGTAGTCGTCTTCGTTGTCTACAACGATTGCAGTTCCTGAAGCTACAGCGTTTCTTGCTGCGTCTCCTACTGCTCTGACAAGTTTAAGATTATTACCGTATGCTAGGAAACTAGCAGCTGTATAGAAATCCACAAAGGTGTCGTTGTTCGGTTTAAAAAATCTATCGACTAGATTATTCTCAGAACTTACTGTTGTGATCTCGTCTACAGGTCCCCATTGAAAGTTACCTACAAAAGCGCCAATAGTTGATGCTACTGCGGGTACCACACTGGTTAAGTCGACCTCTTTAACGAGTACACCTGGTGATAGCTGAAATGCCATGTTTTTCTCCTCGGTTTATATTATCTTATGAATGACACAAGTTTTTATCATCGTATTATTTATAAGTCTTAATTTTTTACCATATCCCTTAGCTTCTGTTGTAGATTCTTACCATAATTGTCTTCTAGTAACCATAAATCTCCATTTATTACTTCTGCTTCGGGCTCCTGTCCATCATTACGAATAAACGGTGTTAAGTTGTGTTCTATATCTGCACTTTGTTGCTTATATAAACCTTCCCTTGTGTTAATATCAGTCATATCTTTAAAGAATGCCTGAGAAGATAACCACCCAAACAACACCATACACATCACTAAGTCATCATGATAGCCTTCATCGGCTTGATAAGTGTTGCCTTTTTCTATAAACGTTGATATTTCATGTATTATATGTTCATCAAATATCAATAGTTTTTGTTCTTCTAATAACGATTTGAATGTAAAACACCCTTGCCTTTTTACTGCTTTAGATGTTGTAACACCCATTTTTGTACTTTTACCAAAGCCAGGACTTATAAATTGCCTTTGCTTTTCGGTCACCGTACTTAAAATATTTTCGTATTCTATTTCTTGGTGCAGTATTTCTACTACCTGTTGTCCTATATCGTTTACTTCTACTAATACAAAAGCATCATTATAATCTTTTGCTACTTTACCTATAACATCTGGGAACAACATGGGTGCAATAGTATTATCTCTATATTTTGCTACTACTTTATATGGCATTTCTGTTATATCTACTACTATAAATGCCGAATAATCCCCACCTATGCCTCTCGCTGTATCTACTGTTATAGCATAAAAACGATTTTCTTCTGGACTATCATATATATCCAAATGATTATTTTGAAACTCTGGTTCTTTTGTACTTAATCTACCAATTGTTTGTGCGTTTATTAGTGTGTTAGTAGAACCTAGGAACTCACACATGACCTCCTGATTGAACTTAACATCTCCTAATAATTGTTTTTGTTCCTCTAACCACTTCTCATCTCTTCCTGGTATCTCATAGTAAGGAATAAACATATTTTCAAATCCGTTTTCTCCTTTCTCAGACTCATTCCAGAATTTCCAAAAATGATTATAACCTAACGGAGTTGATGTTAGAAGTATCTTTGTTGTTTCACCAGCAGAAATAGTAGGATAAACAGAAGTAAAAAATTCATCTGCTATGTTATTAGGTATGATTGCTGCCTCATCAATATATAACCAGTTTACAGATTTACCTCTAATGGCTGCTGCTGTTGTTGCTGCTGTTAATACTTTACTATTGTTTTCTAGTTCTACATCACCTTTGTTCCATACTTTAACACCCTGTTGCATCCATATAGGCAAGTTCTCATACATTATTTGGTATCTGTTTAATACTTCCCTTGCTGCTGAAGATTTGTTTGCCATAATAGCTACTGTTTTATCTTCTTGAAATATTGTGTAATGTAATATACAGGCTGCTGATGTAACTGTTTTACCTTGCTGACGTCCTTCCATTAACACCACACGTCTGTTATTCATTATACAATCTACTTTTCTTTTTTGGCAGTCGTATAATTTAAATGGTTGTAAACCGCTATCAAGTGTAATAATTTTTACATACTTTTCTATAAAATATACAGGATCATCCTTGCACTTAACATACTCTTTAATTTCTTCTTCTGAGAAATCATGTTGATAAGCTAATGGTTTTAGATTCGGATTACCGTGATATGATGTTTGTTCAGTCTGTGCCATCTGGTGTTATATCAATTGGTTCTTGTTCTTTTTTAATTGCCTTTAATAAGTCCTTCGTACTTCCTACGAATAAATTGTTTTGTGTTTGTATTGGTTTGCCTTTACTGTCTTCATTCTCTATTCTTTTTTGTGCTTCCTGTACTGCAATCATATCCTTTGCATTATCCTGTAAGTTTTTAATTGCTGTAATTGCTACTTCATATGCTCTAGGTTGGTCAGAGTTCCTTGCTATATGTAATATACCTTCTATTGCCTCAGCATTATATTGCTCTGCTTGTTTTAATATTGACCTAGCGTATTCATAGTCCTGGTCTCTTTGTACTACTCTTAACTTAGCTTTATCATCGTCGGACATAGCAATATCGGGAAGATTTTCCTTCTCTTTAAGTTCTTTTAAATTTTTTTCTAGTGCCTTAGTAACTTCTTTAGTATTAAATGTTTTATCTAAAGAGTCAAAAGGGTTATTCGAATTCGGCATCAAAGGTCTCCAGGAACGTATAATCGTCTGAAGGTGTGGCTGACTCTGGGTTTACGGAAACTGTTAATCGTTCCCTGTTAGATGTATTCGTTCTAACTAATGTCATTGCAGGATCGTTAAATACATCTGCAATAGCTTTCTTTATCACTCCCACGTTATTAACATTGCTATAGAAATTAAGTGTCATCTTAAAATTAAGTGTCCAAATAATTGCTAATCTACTAGCAAAGTCTCCTTCATAATCATCTTCATACGTTACGTTATCTAATGTTATTTTTATGTCTCTCTTTATTCCTAACTCTGGTAAATCATTAACTGTTACATTAAAGTCAGGATTAAAGTAAGGCAAAATTTGTTCTACAATTTGTAATCCATCTTCTTGATTCTTCGCAAATATATATAAAGATAAATTCATGTTATATGGCGTAGAATTAAACACGGTTCTAACTGTATTTGTATCATCACCTACACCAACTGCTTTGTTCTTTTGAATAGCTGTTGTTTTTCTAGTAGGATCATATTGTATTCCATCTATTTCAAAACCCATTCTAGGAAGTGTCATTGCAACTTCCCCTCGAGTTGTTGAATCAGGAACACGATTAATTCTTGTTATAAATTTTTGTTTTGTTGAGTACGCTAGTGGTACTCTTAATGTTTGTGCAATTGCTCCTGCACTATTTTTACGTTCAATGTTTATGTTATTGAATATAGTTCCAAAGGCAATAATGGCTTTTCTTATATGACTGTGATAAAATGTTGTATTTTTAAACATATTACTTTCCTAATCCAAATGCCTCTTCTGCTAACTTTATCTGATATTTAGTTAGTTTATAAGGTGTTTCTACGAACACCCAAGGTATAACTGCGTGTATAAGACTCATAAGTCCTACAAGTAATGATATAGAACCTAAGTATACAGAGTATTTGAAATGCTTAAAATAACTTGCATTTATTTTTTCTAAGTGTTCTATCTTCATCCGCCTATTTCTCCAAACGGATTGTTCTCACTAAAGTCTAATATACCTTCGACTGTTAATAAGTTACTAAAGTCCGTATTGTCTATTGGTTCTATGTTAGTTGAGAAGTCCTCTTTAATTAATGAACCTCCGTCTTCTAACAATAACAGTTCTCCTGTTTCCATTTGGAACTGATATTCTAATAAGTCTTGTGAGTATTTAGTTTCAATAGCATCTATTTCTGTAATACCCGTATCCAAATCTTCTGAACTGTATTCAAACAATTCACAAACCAACCTATAAGTATATATCTTATTAAGTTGAAAGAATGGATTTTGAAATTCTACGTATTTAATCTCAAATAGAGATTTAGTTAAAGGAAAAAATAATAAATCTCCCTCACTAGGCCTTGCTTCTTGTGTAAATACACCGCCTTGTGTATATACCATGTCTTCCCATCTGCGTTTGGCCAATGCAAATGTTACTTGGTCTCTAACTTCTAAACCAAATCTACCAAATATATCGCCTTGTCCTTCGAACCCCGATACATTTTCAATATACATTTCGAGAGGATATGCTTGTGTAAACCTTGATAGTTCATCCTCATCAAATATTGTGTCTTTGTTTACTATTGTTCTGGGTAAGTAAAAGATATCATGTCCATAAACTTTCAGACTTTCAATGACTAAGTCCTCAATCAAACGTTGTTCGCCTGTTGAGCCTACTCCTTTGCCATTCTGAAAAAAATTATTTACTGGCATCTATCTACCCTATCATGAATGAGGGCGGAAGTTCGTATTTGAGTTGCATCTCTTGTTCTATCTGCTGTATCTCTTGTACGGCTTCTTGATATATTCCTTCTCCGTTTAAAGTTACTCCACCTGGCATTTGAATACCTTGGAATTTTTTCAAGTTCTCGCCCCATTGTCTTTTAAATAATGCAGTAACATATTTTTTAAGAAACATATCATCATACACTTCTGCGTATGTTGCAGGATCTACAATAGCGTATGCTTCTGCTACTATGTAATCTCCTACATTAAATGTCCTATCCCAATCTGTATCTACATGAAGTTTATTAGTTTTCCTGTTGAACCTAATTTGTCTGTCACCTGTTAAAAGTTTTTCTAACGTCGTTAGGTGAGATTGGACGACAGTATAATATATCATGTCTGCGCCCATTAAATTATATAAATCATTCATTCTAAATTGATACATTAGATCAAATAATTCTCCATCTTTTGTATTGTTTCTAGCTGCACCGCCAAAGTTAAACATTCTTGTAATGCCTAATATTTGGTCAGTAATAGGAATATAACCGTTTTCTATATCCCCTTTTGTATAATGATCTGTAGCACCTAATGTAGCTGTATAGCCACTTTCAGCGCCTGTTACTGTTTCAGAGGCTTGGAACGTGCCGGATTTAACCTGCTCAATAACTATGAACTGTCCCGTGGAATCTGCACTGTCGACTATTGCAGTTGCACCGGACGTTCCGCCTGTGATTATTTCGCCTTCGGTAAAGTTAGTAGCAAGATTTGCAGTTAATTTTAATTTGCTTCCTACTATTTGATGTTTAACAAAGGTCTTCTCCACACCATCGAAGTGATACTCTTGAAAAAATTGAAGAGCATCGTCTACACGATCCGAGAGTTGACCTTCATCAACATTAATTTCTATTACAGGATGCCCTAATCTACGTAGTGCGTAGTCCTGTAAATCTTGTCTACTTCCTAAAGCCATTCTTCATTCCTTAGTTAAGCAATGATCCGCCAGAGTCATATACCGCTAGTCCAGTAATAGTAGGTGTTGCTGTCTCGCCACTATTGTTGGCAAGTGTAATACCTGTTCCTGCTACTAGAGCTTGGACATAATCTCCTGTTGTATCTGTTCCTAAAGCAACACTATTGGCTGCTATAGTTGCTGTTAATGTTATATCGGCTCCTCCATTAAACGATGCTGACCCACTAAGGTCACCACCTAATGAAATTGTTCTTGCTGTTGCTAACGTAGATGCCGTGTCTGCGTTACCTGTTAATGCTCCTGTTACATTACCTTCTAAGTTTGCTACAAGAGTACCTGTTGTAATTGTTAAGTTACCAGTGCTTGCACCTGTGAATGAACCAGTACCTACAAGAAACTTGTCTGCACTTTCATCAAACCCGATGAATGCGTTATCTGCTGAACCCCTTTCAATTACAATACCAGCATCGTTGCTGGGTGTACCCGATGTACCGTTACCTAATTCTAGTAATGCATCTGTAACATTAGTATTCGTTGTATTTACGGATGTTGTTGTTCCATTAACCGTTAAGTCTCCTGAGAGAACTAGGTTACCAAATTGTACGTTATCTGATGTACCAACTGATTGGCCAATAGACATGCTTGTACCGGCAAGTGTTATGCCTGTACCTACAGCAACAAATGCTGCTGCGCCTGCACTATCGTCCCACATGAATAATCTATCTGCGTCAGGATCGGATAAACTCTCTAATCCTAAATGTGATAAATTGACAGTTACGTCACCTGAGGAACCGCCTCCTGAAAGGCCTGTCCCTGCTGTAACACCTGTAATATCCCCTGTTGTTATCTCGGAATATTTAGCGAGTCTAAACCCGCCTGCAGTGCTACCATCATGGACGCGGATGGTATCTAGATCTGTATCAA